GAGCCGCTTGATCGTCGCACCAGTGCCAGTCATGTGGCGGCATTCCGCAACCGATGGGAGGTTGCTTGTTACGAGGCCAAGGGGGATATGACCTGAAACCTCGAAACCCCTACGCGTCCCACTTGCGAAGTAAGCCTGCGACAAGTATACCTAGCGGAAAGCACCGCAAGCGTAGCAAGGCACAACGCAAGCTGGGCGGGCTTGGCGATATTGGCTGTAGGGTATGGGCTGGGGCGAGTGTGGCGAAAATAATTTGCGGGCGTGCATTTTCTGCTTGACGCGACAGGCTCAATGGCCCTACAAGGGGTCATCAGCAACGGGGCACTGCTCCACCGAATAGGGAAACACTGACATGACAATCACCGTTCGCATCACCAACAACTTCGGCAACCGCGCTGTTTATCCGGTTTGCGCTACTGCCGTGAAGCTGGCGGAACTGATCGGCACCAAGACCTTCACCGACCGAGCCATTGAGCAGATCAAGGGGCTTGGCTATACCATCGAAGTTCAGGCGCAAACGCTGTGACCCCCACCACATTCAAGCGCATTCGTCAGGGGGCCGGGCTAACACAGTCCGGCCTTGCTGCGTTATTGCGCATCAGCGATAGCCGTGCGGTAAGGCGGTGGGAGGCTGGTGAGCGTGAGATAAGCGGGCCTGTGTCGATCCTGATGGAGTTGCTCGACGATGGACAGTGGCCGCGTTGACGTATGACCCGCAATCCCATAGCCCCCAACTTGCGGCACTTCCCCCACCGTGCTATTGAGGACGTAAGGCACAAAAAGCGCAACAAGTCGGAGCGCAAACGTGATGCTGAGCAACGCGAACGGGATGAGCGCGATGGAACCGAGTGACGTTGACCCTGACACTGTAACCCGCTCGCAGGCGCTAGAGTGCGCGATGTGGTTAGCGGATACCTGCGAAGGGGTAGGTGTTGATAGCTGTGATGACTTGTTGATGCTGGCAACGCAGATCGAGTTCTGGCTTACTGAGGGCATGACGGTCAGCTTCGACTGCAAGGATAGCATGGCCAAGTTTGTAAGGGGTGGTATCTGATGCCGTGCAGTAAGGGAATGAAGGGCTACAGCAAGCCCAAGCCGAAGCCCGCTCCAAAGCCTAAGCCGAGCAAGTGACATTGCACTAAACAAATGACGAATAGTGTTCGCCCCAAGCCCCCCGCTGCCGGTAAAGGCAGGCCGAAGGGTTCGCCTAACAAGACCACCGCGCTCTTGAAGGATGCTATTCTGCGCGCTGCGGAAAAGGCAGGAAGCAAGGTGGGGGATGACGGGCTTGTAAGTTATCTTGAGCAGCAAGCCGTCGACAATCCCGGCCCGTTTATGTCGCTGCTTGGCAAAGTGCTGCCGATGCAGATGATTGGGGCAGGTAAGGACGGCGAACACCTAAGCGAATTGGTTGTTCGGATTGAACATGGCAAAGCTGGAGATTAAGGTTGCGCCAGCTTTCGAGCCGTTGCTGTCGCCTGCTCGTTACAAGGGCGCACATGGTGGGCGTGGCTCCGGCAAGTCACAGTTCTTTGCCGATCTGCTAATCATTGAGTCGCTGCAAAAGCCGGGACTGCGCGTCTTGTGCTGCCGTGAAATTCAGAAGTCGCTAAAGGAAAGCGCCAAGCGGCTAATTGAAAGCAAGATTGAGCAATACGAGATGGGTTCGCTGTTTGACGTTCAGGCGGCTGAGATCAAGACGCCGGGCGGCGGGTTGATTGCCTTTGCGGGCTTGCAGGATCACACAAGCGAAAGCATCAAGTCCTATGAAGGCTTTGACCGTGCATGGGTCGAGGAAGCGCAGACGGTATCGCAGCGCAGTCTAAACCTGTTGCGTCCCACTATTCGCGCGCCGGGTTCGGAGCTTTGGTTTAGCTGGAATCCTCGCTTTGACACTGACGCGGTTGATGTGATGTTGAGAGGGCCGGAGGCCCCTACTGGCTGCGTTGTCGTTCAGGCCAATTGGGCCGACAATCCGTGGTTTCCGGCTGAATTGGAGCAAGAGCGTTTGGACTTCATGCGCTCGCAGCCTGAGCAATACTCCCACATTTGGGAGGGTGGATACGTCACTGCGGTTGAAAGCGCATACTTCGCTAGGGCGCTGGCGGAGGCAAGGTCTGAGGGCCGTGTTACTACGCTAACCGCTGACAGCCTGCTATCGAAGCGGGCTTATTGGGACATTGGCGTAAGGGATGCGACGGCAATCTGGATTGTCCAACAAAAGGGCGACCAGTTGCGGTTCATTGACCATTACGAGGCTGTCGGGCAGGACTTGGCAACGCACCTGCAATGGCTGCGCGACAACGGCCATGCGGATGCCGAGCAGGTGTTGCCGCATGACGGCGCCAAGCAGGACGCGGTGACTGCATCGCGGTTTGAGGATCACATCCGCAACGCTGGGTTTGCGGTTCGCACGGTGCCTAATCAGGGCAAGGGCGCGGCCATGAAGCGCATCGAGGCTGCGCGGTCGCGGTTTAATCGGTTTTGGTTTGACGAGGTTAAGTGCGCCAACGGTTTAAAGGCGTTGGGCTGGTATCACGAAAAGAAGAACGAGGGTGGTTATGGCGTCGGCCCTAATCACGACTGGTCTTCACATTCGTGCGACGCGTTTGGACTGGCTGCAATTGACTATAGCGAACCGAAAGCATATAAGCCGCTAGATTTAAGCAAGCTGAAAAGAGCCGTTGCATGATTGAAACTCCCGAACAGCTTGCGGCTATTCTCAAGCGCGAATACGAGGCTGCGGATAGCTTCCACGAGCAGATGGAAGAATTGCAGCGCCTTGCGTTTGAGTTTTACGAGGGCCAGCCGCTTCGTAACGAGATTGACGGTCGCTCGCAGATTGTCTTGCCGGATGTGCAGGAAACGGTCGATTACATGCTGCAATCCGTGATGCGGACGCTGACTAGCGCCGAGCGAGTTGTTGAGTTTGAGGCGGTAGACGAAAGCGACGAGCAGGCGGCGGATGATGCCACTGTCGCGATTGATTACGAGTTCATGCGTCGGCAGGACGGCTTTCGTGTGCTGCTGGATACGTGCAACGACGGGCTGCTGCGCAAGATCGGCATCGTCAAGGCTGTGATGGATAAGCGCGAGCGCGTGACGCGTGAGCAGCAAGTCATGCTGCCGGAAGAGTTGGGGATGCTTCCGGACGGCGTGGAGGTCGAGGACGTTGCCGATAATGGCGATGGTTCGATCACGGCAAGCCTGAAGATTACGCGTGTCGAGCAGCGCGCTACTGGCGTTTCGGTTCCGACGTTTGAGTTTCGGTTTAGCCCCAATGCGCGGCACGAGGATGGCGCTGTGTATGTGGCGCACGTATGCCCCAAGACGCGTGGCGAGCTTGTGGAGATGGGCTTTGACCGTGAGCAGGTGTATTCGCTGCCAGCTTACAACAGGGTAGACGATCAAGACACCGAAAGCGCCACGATTGATTTCTTCCGCTATCAGGAAAGCAGCCCTGCGGTGGAAGAGGTTGAGATGTGCGAGGAATACGCGCGGATTGACGTTGACGGCGATGGAATTGCCGAGCGCGTCAAGGTGTTCCGTGTGGAGAATACTATCCTGCGGTATCAGGGCGCGCCTGTCATTGATGAGATGACGGGCGAGCAGGCGGTTGACGATAGGGGCGAGCCGCTGTTTGAGGAGGGCGAGCTTGCTGTTGAGACGGTCGAGGAGCAGCCGTTTAGCGTGTTCTGCCCGTTCCCGCGCCCGCATCACCTGATTGGCTATTCGCTTGCCGACAAGGTGATGGACATTCAATATCTGCGCACAATGCTTGCCCGTCAGATGATTGACGGCATGGCGTTTGCGAACCTTCCCCGCTACGAGGTGAGCGAAACCCTTAGCGGCGAGAATACTCTGGAGGATATTCTCAACCCCATTCCGGGCTCTCCGATCCGTGTGCGTTCGCCGGGTGCGATCAATGCGATCGGCAGCAACTTTGATGTGGGCGCATCGCTTACGGCTATGGAATGGGCCGCTGGTGAGCGCGAAAGCCGGACGGGGATTACGCGGCTTAATCAGGGCTTGGATGCGGACGCGCTGAACAAGACTGCGAGCGGCACTGCAATGATGCAGGCGCAGGGGCAGCAGATCGAAGAGTTCATTGCCCGCAACATGGCTGAGATGATGTCGCGGTTCTTTATGAAGCTGTATCGCCTGATGCGTTCGGCGGGTGAGCCGATGAAGCTGAAGGTTGACGGCAAGTATCGCATGGTCAACCCGCGTGAGTGGCCGGATGACATTTGCGTCAAGGTGCGTGTTGGCCTTGGCACGAATAGCAAGGACAAGCGCATTCAGGCGCGCATGGCGCTTTACCAGCCGATGCTTGCGGCGATCGAGCAAGGCTTGGCTGGGCCTGAGCACGCGTTCAAGTGGATGGACGGTATTGCGCGTGATACGGGCATCGGCACGGGTGATGAGTTCATGTTCAACCCCGAAGATCCGGAAGTGCAGGCTCGCATGGCGCAGGACGAGCAGGAGCCTTCGCCGGATGTGATCGAGGCGCATGGGCGTGTTGAGGTGCTGCGCGAAAAGGCGGCGTTTGATGCTGAATTGGCGGCGTTCAAGGCGCAGGCCCAGCTTGAGCTTGAAGCAGCCAAGATCGACGGGCAGCTTGACCTTGCGGCGTATCGGGCCGAGAATGAGGCGCGTCTCGCGGCCATGAAGGCGCGGTTTGAGGCGCGCATGAAGGTTGAGATGAGCGATAACCGCGAAGGTGGGAGTTTGGCTGAATGATTGAATGGCGCGACAAGGGGTCGTCTAGGTTTGCCGATTACCCGCCGGCTGAATTGCTTTACACTGGCGGTGTGGGCCGTGTGTTTGCCAAGGTCGAGCGCGGGCATTTGTTTTTGACGGGGCCGTTTCCTTATGCGTAATCTGGCAATCCGCCTAGTGCTATGGCTGTGCGAGCGGTTTAGCATCGCCGTGCTTGACGAGCAGCGCGTTTTCATGGGCGCGGACGTTATCGAGCGTTCTAAGCGGTGGGAGGCGTTTTACCGCGAACAAGGCGGGCTTGCCGATATGCTGGCGGATATTCGTCGTGAGGCTTTCGAGGCGGCACAAGAGATTGACCCGCGAGAGACCGACAAGATTTACTATTGGGCAATGGCGGATCGCAATGTCCGCAAGCTTGAACAGCGCATCCGCAACGTGATTACTGCGGGCGAAGTTGAAGCGAAAAGGCGCGAGGCTTTACATAGCAACCCGATTAAGCGTAAGAGTGTTTACTAGCCGCCGCAATTGTGGCATATATGAGGAAAGACTATGGCCCATTCACCTAGTGTGGAAGCCGCAAGTCGGCCAATGACTATGGCAGACAAGGCGGCGAGCTTTGAGGACGCATTGTTCGCAGAGGGTGATCCCTTTGCGGAAGGCGAGCGCGAGGAAGAAGAGCCGAGCGCGCCGCAGGATGAGGAATTTGACGACGACTTTGCCGATGATGGCGAGGAAGAAGTCGAAGGCGAGGAAGGCGGTGACGAGGTTGAACAGGCTAAGCCTGCCATCGACCCGCCCGTAAGCCTCAACGCGGAGGAAAAAGAGGTCTTTGCGCAGCTTCCGGTGGAAGCCCAGCAAGCATGGGCCGCAAGTGAAACCCGCCGCAACGCACAGGTGCAGGAAGCCACCACCAAGGCTAAAGAGGCCCAGCGCGCAGCCGAGCAGACTGCCGCAGCCGCATACAGCCAAGCCCAAGCACTGTATCGGGCGCAGTTGGATGAGATTGTCAGGGCGTTTGAGCCGCAGTTGCCAGACCCTGCCAATTACACCGACATTCGCCAGTATCAGTATGCTAAGGCTCAATACGATTACGCGAAAGCCCAGCACGACACGTTCGCGCAGCAAGTAGGGTCAATCGGTGTGGAAACGCCAGAGATGAAGGCGGCGCGCATTCAGTCGCGTGATGCTCAGTTGCTGGCTATCCCTGAGGTCGCCAACGAGGAAACTCGTAACGAATACATCGGCAATGCGTTCGCGCTGGCTGTGGAATTTGGTTACGAGCAGGCAGAGTTGGCAGAGGCCATTGAGGCACGTGACCTTAAGTTGCTCGCCCAAGCAGCCAAGTGGAAGGCTGATAGCGAGGAGCTTGCGCGTATTCGTGCCAAGTCGAGCGAGCGCCGCCGCGATGTTAAGTCGGGGCAGTTCCGTTCGATGAAGCCCGGCGCGGCTGTCCCCGGTGGGGATACTCGCAATCCGGCCAAGTCGTTCGATCGCGTCAAGCAGAGCAAGACTAACCGTCAAGCCTTCAGCGATGCATCGGCGGATTGGTTGGAAAAGGGCGGTTACCTGTAAGTTTCACCTAATCCGCGTCGTGAGACGCTGACCCTCCCACGCCTTCGGGCAAGATGGATTTTTTAACATGGCTGTTCCTTCCCAGACTATCCAGAACGTCGCACGCGTTGGCGTTCGTGAAGACCTGAGCGACCGCATTGGCGAACTGTTTCCGGACGATACCCCGTTTCAGCGCGCCATCGGCACCTCGAACGTAAACAACACCTACACCGAATGGCAGACCGACAGCCTTGTCGCTGCCAACCACGACAACAAGACCGTTCAGGGTGACGATCTGGCGAACGACAACCGCCCGAACACCACTCGCGTCGGCACTCACACGCAGATTTTTAAGAAGGTCATCGGCTCGTCGACCACCGTTGAGTGGACGAACAAGGCCGGTCGCCGTTCGGAGCTTGCGCGTGAAACCATGAAGGCTGGTCGCGAAATCCGCACCGACATGGAGAAGCGTTTCCTTGGCAACTACGCTTCGGTCGCTGCTACCGCTTCGGTCGCTGGTGAAACCGCCGGCGCGCTTGCGTGGCTTACCTCGAACGTGTCGCGTGGCGTGGGTGGTTCGTCGGGTGGTTTCTCGGCTGGTATCGTTGGCGCTGCCACCAATGGCACCCAGCGCGCTTACACTGAGCCGCTTCTGAAGACTGTTCTTCAGTCGGCGTGGACTAACGGCGGCAACCCGTCGATGGTTATCACCAACGGCACCCAGAAGCAGGCGGCTGCTGCGTTCGCCGGTCTGGCTGATGCTCGCCGTGAAGCTGGCAACGGTCGCCTGACCATCGTGGCTGGTGCTGACATTTACGTGTCGGACTTTGGCGAAATCCAGTTCGTTCCGGATCGCTTTGCTTCGGCCCGTGACGCGCTGGTGGTTGACCCCGAATACTGGGATGTCGGCATCGGTGATGCGCTTAAGATCATGCCGCTGGCGAAGACCGGCCTTGCCGAGCGCCGCGCCATGTATGCTGAAGTCGCGCTTCGCTGCCTTAACCAGGCCGCGTCTGCCGTGGTCGCAGACCTTACCTGATGAGATTGGGGCGGGCTTAACGGCTCGCCCCTTTCGCTTTGAAGGAGTGAAAGAATGATTGAGCCTAAAAAGCGCGGACGACCTGCGAAGGCGGTAACGGTTGAAGCCAAGGCTGCCGAACGAATTGGCACTCTCAAGGTTAAAGTGCCAAACGCTATTTTTGACGGCGCTGGCGGGTTTCTCCCCGTTGGCGCTATGTTTGACGCTGTGGACGCGGCGACTGCGGATATTCTCAAGGCGCGAGGGCTTGTGGAATGATCCGCGAGGTCATTGATGATGGCTCTTGGAATGGCCTGCGCAAGACGCTGATTAGCGACCCGAACGCGCCTGATGATGTGCAAGTGCTTTACGAGGATGTAAGCGGCGGCTCGATTATTGAAGAAAACAAGCGGGCCGAGACGCACAAGATTGACCGGGACGTCTGGCACGTGGGCCACATTCCGGCGAGCGTGGGCATGAAGTGGCTTGTCGAGGAAGGTGTCGATATGTGGAGCACTGACCCTGACATGAAGCGCCGCGTGATGCGCAAGCTGATGGACAGCGACTATCGCCACCTAGTGCCGGGTATGGCCCGCATCCGCCTTTAGGGATTAAACATGACGGCATTTTCGGTTGACAGCGCAAGCGCGATTACAACGCTCACCGACCTCATTGCGGAAATCCGCGATGAGATGGACGATAGCGGGTATTCGGAGACGAAAATCCTGCGGGCGATTGCGCGGGCCGAGGCGTATTTCAACCGTGAATTGCGCGTGCCGCAAATGGAGACCGAATTTGAGTTTCCGGTGACTGGGGAGAGTACCTCGCTTCCCGTCGACTTCCTGCAAATGCGGGCGATTTATCAGGAGGGTTCGCCGGACAATCCCATGCGGTCAATGTCGCCCGCTGGCTTGCGGCAATTGTATTTCGGGCAGTCTGGCACGCCTGCTGCTTATGCGCTGGAAAACCGCCGCCTGATTGTGGCACCTGTCGGCAGCGCGTCGGTGACGATGCTGTATTATGCGGCCATCCCTCCGCTGAATGAAAGCAACCCGACGAATTGGCTGCTTGTCGATTATCCCGACATTTACCTGCACCAAGTGCTTGCGATCTTGTTTGCCAAGATTGGCGACGATGGGCGCGCTGCAAGCAACCTTGGGATTGCGGGGGAGCTTATTGAGCAGGCGAACAAGACGGGGCGCAATGCGCGTTGGGGAGATGGCCCGCTTAATCCGCTGCTGGTGCGCCAAGTGCCGGGGGCGCGCATCTAGTGCGGTTTCCGTTTGGCCCCTTCCTGCCCGATCAGTTGCCCGTGGGCGCTGACAGGCTCATGGTCGCGGAGAACGTCCTTCCGGCGGTTGACGGTTATCGGGCTGTGGGTTCTTTCGCTTCAATCAGCGAAGCGTTGCCGGGTGCGTTTCTGGGTGGTGCCAGCTTCGTTTCGACTAGCAACACGGCCTATCTCTTGGCGGGGACGGCATCGACGCTTTCGCGGCTGTCTGGCGGCACGTGGACTAGCCTTCTGTCTGGTCTGACGATCACGAACCGTTGGCGCTTTGCGCAGTTTGGCGACAATGCCATCGCGGTTAATGGCGGGACAACTTACGATGTTGACCTAAGCGCAGGCACGGCTGCGGCGATTGTCGGCGCGCCTACGGCGATAGACGTTGACGTTGTTGGCCCGCACGTTGTCTATGCGCAGCCTAACGGGGATATTCTGCGCGTTCGCTGGAGCGCGTTCGAGGATTACACCGGCAACACGCTAGGGACTAATCAGGCGGGCGATCAGCCTATGCTTACCGGCGGCGAGGTGATGGGTATCGCTGGTGGCGAGTTTGGCGTTATCCTGCAACGGCAACGTCTGGTGCGTATGTCGCTAACGGGTGACAGCACAGCACCGTTCCAGTTTGACGAGATCACGCCTAACTTTGGCTGCGCGTCCAAGGGTTCGATTGCCAAGGCTGGCCGGACGGTGTTTTGCCTTAGCGACCGTGGATTTATCGGGATCGACAACGGGCAACGCGTGCGCCCGATTGGTAACGAGAAATTCGATACGTCATTCCGTGAGGCGCTGGGCGAGGACGACTTCGAACGCGTGTGGGCGACGGTTGACCCGCAACGGACGATTGTGGCGTGGGGTATTCCGGGCGTGCCGGGGCAGATTTGGGTTTACAACTGGGTGCTTGACCGCGCCTCTGTGCTTAAATTGAACCATGATGCAATTTTTTCGGGGTTTGAGAACAGCCAAACGCTTGAAGAGGTGTCGGCAGCATATCCTGACATTGACACCATGCCGTTTAGCTTGGACGATCCGCGCTTTCAGGGCGGTGCGCCGAGGCTTTACGTGGTGCAGAACGGGCAAGTTGGCGTTCTGGCCGGTGCTCCGTTGGTTGCGAAGCTCAAGACAGCGCAATTCCCGCCGTTTGGGGACGATCTGACGCGATTGCGGGCGGTTTGGCCTGATACCGACGCGGTAACGGGCTTGACGGTCACTGTAGAGGCCTCACAGCGCCGAGGCGACACGCCTAACACGGTGACTAGCAGCAATTTGCAGGACAGCGGGCGCATTCCGTTGCTTGTGCGCGGCAAGAACATGACCTTGCAGCTTGAGATCAACAGCACCGATTGGACATATGCCAATGCAGTGACGCTGGAAGCTAGTTCAGGTGGCTTGCGGTGAGACGCATCCCTGAAACCTATGATCGTCTCGATTGGCCGCGTCTGGTCGCGCAGACTGTCAACGATATTATCGGCATACTCACGCCGACTTACGGCAAAATGTATATGCAGGCCAATGCTACTGTGACGGATATTGTCACGGCAGCAACGCCGGTAAAGATTGCCGGAACCACTACGGCAGGCGAGCTAAACCAGCGTTTCACGCATTCGGATAATCGGCTAACCTATATCGGTTCGCGCACCAAAGTGTTTGAAGTGTCAGTGGTGGGCGTGCTGGTCAATGGTGGAAATAACGACCAATATGGCGTTTACGTTTATAAAAACGGCTCTGTGGTGCCAGAAAGCGAAAAGTTTATCACGGCTGATAGCAGCGGGCGCGTGACTAGCTTTTCAACGCAATGTCTGTTAGAATTGTCAACTGATGATTACGTCGAGATTTGGCTAGAGAACCTTGCCGACACTGACGATGCGACGATTAGTTACTTGAGTGTGATTGTAACCCCTGCGACTTGAGGTTTTGATATGGCGACGATGTATGTTTCTTGGCTTGGCGGGGCGCAGTTTAATGTTGCGAAGTCGCCTGTTGCGTCCGAGACCGTGACGACCAGCACTGTCACGGCTAAGTCTGGCGCTGCTCCGGCGGGTTCTGGCATTGCGATGGTGACTTCGGACACGGCGCATTATGTCGCTGTAGGCCCGCAGGCGACCGTGACCGCGACTGCCACTAACGGCATCTATGTTCCTGCCAACTGTGTGCGCGAGATTGCGATCAATCCCGGCGACGGCGTTGCAGCGATTACGCTGGCGTGATGAAGGTCAAGCAGCAGCGCCATGTTAGCCGTGAGGCTGCGGAAGCGTTGTTGCCTGCCCTCAAGTATTCCAACATGAGCATTGCCGAAGTTGAGCAGGTTCTTGATGGATACGGATGGATGATCTGGAATGTCGGCAACCTATGCTGGGTGCTGACAATGGTAAACTCGGATAACGAGATTGAAGTTTTGCTAGCTGGCGGCAGAAAAGCACGCGAATGTGTTGCACCTTGGCTGCAAGCTATGCTACAAGAGCCTGCCCACCGAGCCATGACGATCCGTGTTGACGGGCGTAAAGGCTGGAGCAGATACCTTAAGGATTTTGAACGCCGCGATGGCGTGCTTTACATGAAGGTGCCGGATGGGCAAGAAACGCACAAGAACTACTCAGACTAACCGCCCGATCTACTCGCAGGAGATTACGGGCGCTGCGCAGGGTATCACGAACGCGTATAACGCTTCGCAGCCCGCAATTAACCAGCTTACGAGCAACCTTGGCGCTGTGTCGAATGAGGCGCTGCAAGGCATGACGGGCGCGAATAACCCGCTGCTTAATGCTAATACGTTCGTCAATGAGCAGTTGACCGGCGATCTGCAAAACAACCCGTATTTGCAGCAGCAGATTGACCTAACCAACGAGAGCGTGCGCAATCAGGCGCAGGCGGCATTGGGGAGGCGCGGGCTTACTGGCGGTTCGGATTACTCCAACCTGATTGCGCGGGCGCTGGCGCAAAACGAAACCGGCTTGCGCTACACCGATTACAACAACGCTCTTAACCGTCGCTTTCAGGCTGCGGGTATGGCGGGCCAGAACCTTGGGCAGGCTGCGCAGTTGGGTCAGGCCGGTGCCATGCTGCCGCTTCAGGCTGCGGCGCTGCAAGGCGCGGGCGTTGGCGGGCTGCTTGGGCAGTATCAGGACGTGCGCGGCACTCAGGTGCAGTCGGGCGGCTTGCTGGGCAATCTGTTGCAGATTGGCGGGCAGTTGGGTTCGGCAGCCATCATGGCTTGCGATGAGCGACTGAAGGAAAATGTGCAGCGCGTGGGTGAGACCCCCGGCGGCGTTCCGCTTTACCGCTTTGACTATATTGGCGGCGCACGCGGTGTCGTTGGCCCGATGGCGCAGGAGGTGGCAATCCTTCAGCCTGACGCGCTTGGGCCGGTGCTTGACGGTTACATGACCGTTGACATGGGAGTGCTGCGCTAATGTTTGGCGGACTGTTCGGCAAGAAAAAGCAACCTATGACCGGCTCGTATAACGTGGACGGCACGCAAGTTTCGATGGACATGATCCCTACGACTGCGGGCGGGCGTTATGGCGACCCTATGCCGCAACAGCAGGATCAGCGCGGCGGGTTTCTGAAGCCCTACGGCACGGGGCAATTGATCTTTAGCGCACTGTCGGACTTGGGCGCGGCGATTAACGACCGTCAGGGCGGCGCGCTTGCTGGCATGACGCAGGACATGATGATGCAGCGCGAGCGTGCGGCAAAGCAGGCCGAGGCGTTGCGGATGCAGGCCGAGCAAATGGCGGCTTATCAGCGCTTGGGTTACACGCCCGATCAAGTTATGGCGCTTGGGGGTGAATTGGCTAAGGTGCAAGCGCAGCGCATGGATGCGCCCAAGCCCGGAAGCTTTGAGTGGTATATGGGCGCTACGGACGCGCAGCGCGCCGAATATGACCGCTACAATCCTGTGATTGCTTCAACTTGGCAGGGGCCTGTGCCTGTGTCCCGCGCAAGCCTTGGCGGTGGCGCTCCGAGCGCGCCGGTTGGCAAGCTTACGCCTATTCAGCCGACTATCCAGAACACGCCCGCCCCGCCGCTTGGCGCCAATGGGCTGCCGACCGCCCTTAGCCGTGCGCAGTATCAGGCGACGGTTAACGCGATGGGTAAGGCACAGACTGACGACTGGATGCGCCGCAACAATATTCAGGTGGTTAACTAATGGCCCAACAGGCACGCGATGAAGCCGGTAACATTTGGGAAATTGATGAGCAGGGCAATCCGGTAAGGCTTGTTCAGGCTGCGCCGCAGCCTAATGCGCCGATTGCTCCGCCTAATCCTGCGCAAGCATTTGAGGCTCCGAAAGCGCAGGCCGACGCGCAGAGGGCGCAGGCTGAAGCCGCGCTTGCCGCTGCCCAAGCCCCCTATGCCGCGCATCTCGCGCAAGCCGAGGCCGCCCGCGCTCTTGCGGAAGCGGAAAAGGCTCGCGCCGAAGCTGCCCGCGATCCTAACGCCCAAGTTCTTGACCGTGGCAAAATCGGGCAATTCCTAGCGCTTGAAAAGCAACTTGGCCGCATTCAGGAGCTTTATGAGCAGGGGCCGGGGCGCACTAGCGGTGTCGGGGCTATTGCTGATTATTTGCCTAGCGATGTGAACTCTGCTTTTGATAGCGCGGGCGCTGGCCTTAGTGAGGTCGGCCTTGCTGCGTTTCGTGTCCCCGGCGCTGGTTCCCAATCGGATGCAGAATTGCGGCAGTTCATCGCGGCCAACACTCCGCGTGCCAGTGACCGCGATAGCGCAATCAGGGAAAAGCTTGCCAACCTACAGCGGCGACTAGAGGCGACTAAGCAGGCTTGGGGCGTTGACCCGCAGGCGCCCGCAGCAGATTTGCTTCAGCGTTTCGGTGGTGCGCAACCGTCCGACCGGCAGGGCAGCGCAATGGACGTGCTGCGCATCGGTGGCGATCAGGGCGGCGGCACTGCGGCACCTCGCGCTGACGTTGGCAGCGGTCAGAAGATTAACGAAAGCTATCCCGAAGCGATGGTGCGCGAGCATGACGCTATCGTGGCGCGGCTTGTGTCCGAAGGCGGCGGGCGGCTTGACCCCAACGCATACGCTGCGGAGCGTGCGCGGCTTGACGCTGAATTTGGCTATCAGGGCGATCCCACTACTTATGCGGGCTGGGCGAACAGCGTAAACCAATACATTGACGCTGGTGGGCGCACTATCCCTAGCGGCATCCAGCCTGCGGAACGTCTCATGACTGCCCGCGAAACCATGGTGAACAATCTGGTGAACAATCCGTTGACGGCAACGGGCATTGGCGCTTCCAATGCGCTTGCTTTCGGTGTGCCGGAAATGATTGCGCCGGATGAGTTTGGCGCTTTGCGTGACGCGCAGGGCGTCCCGATGATGCTTGGCGAAGCTGGCGGCGCTATTGCTGGCACTGCGGCGCTTGGCGGCATCGGGCGTTTCGGTGCTAGTCGGCTTGCACCTTCGCTGTTGCAGGGCGGTGGGCGGGGCCAGTTTGCGCGCAATGTCGGCACCGATGCGCTTTATGGCGGCATCTACGGCGGCACCACGCAGGGCGATCCGCTCACGGGCGCGGCGCTTGGCACTGGCGGTTCGGTTGTCGGGCAGGGCGTTGGGCGCACTGTTGCCAATACTGTCGGTGGCATCCCCGTTAGCGAGGCCACGGCCTCGCTTCGTCAGCAGGGCGTGCCGATCAGCGTTGCGCGTCAGGTTGGCCTTGGGCGTGTCGAGGACGCAATGCAAAGCCTGCCGCTTGTCGGTGACGTTTCGCGTGCGCGTCAGTTGGAGAGCTTTGAGGGCTTTAACCGCGCAGCTATGGAACAGGCGGGCCGTCCGATTGGTTTCCAGCCCACGCAAATCGGGGCCGGTGGTGTTGAGGACTTGCGCCTTGCTGTGGAGGACGCTTACGGGCAGGCCGTGCAGGGTGTAACCGCACCGCTTGACCGCCAATTTCTCCGTGACATGGTGCCTGTGCGGCAAATGAGCCGCAATCTATCCCCGCAAAACCGCGCCCAGCTTGCCGAGACGCTGCAAGATGCTGTGCAAATTCCCGCTAGTGCGCGGGCGATTACGCCCGAACAGTTTCAGGACGCGATTAGCAGCCTCAAGGCGCTTAGGTCGAATGCCAAGGGCGCAATGCCCAATTCGGCAAACACGCTGCGCAAGTCGGCAACGCAAACCATTAATGCGCTTGAGGGCGCAATGATGCGGGCGGGCGGCGAGCCTATCGTTGAAGGTCTGCGCGTTGCTAACGCCGCCAACCGTGGCTTCAAAACCATTGAAAGCGCGGCGCTGGATGCGGCTAAGGTTGGCACGCAAACCGGCGCTCCGAATGTTTTTACTCCTGCGCAGTTGATTGGCGCTGCACGCGCTGCGGAAAAGCGCGGCTACGGCCAAAACCCGCTAATGCCGCTCGCGCGTCAGGGGCAGGAGGTGCTGCCGTCTACTCTCCCCAACAGCGGGACTACTGACCGCGCAATTATGACCGGCACGCTTGGCACGCTTGGCCTCGGCGGTGTTGGCGCACTTGGGGGCGCTGCATCCGCCGATCAGCCTAACCTTGGAAACGCAGCGGAAGGCGCTGGCAGCACTGTGTTGACCGGAGCGGGCATCCTTGGCGCACTTGGCTTGCTTGGCACCCGTCGCGGACAGGCTGCGCTGGAGCGCGTGCTTATCACCCGCCCGCAAATGGCGCAGCAAGCTGGGCAGGCTATCCGTCGCCGTTCGGGCATTTTCGGCTCCGCTGCACTGCCGACCTTCGTGCAGATGAACCAGCCCCAGCCCATCTACGTTCCGCAGTGAGGTAACAATGGCAGTCACCGATTATTCAAGCACGCCCGCCAGCAACACCACGATCAGCGGCATTAACATTGCTGAGGGTTGCCCGCCTGCTAATATCAATAACGCAATTCGCACCGTCATGGCGGATGTGCGCGTCATGTATGACAACCTGCCCGTTGTCACCGGCAAGGTCGATGCAGCGGGCGGTGTTTTTTCTGGCACGCAGCCGATCTACACTGGACGCGGGGCTTATCTGCACCACAATGACAGCGCGAACGTGTCGGGGCGGGTGTATATCCTTGCTGACGGTTCGGCTAACCCAACCTCGCCTAGCGCGGGGGACATTGTCATGTTCTACACGCCATGAGGGTTTATATCTCCGGTTCTTGGCGCGAGATTGAAAGCGGGCTTGTGCGCGTTGGCGGGGCGTGGAAAAACCTTGTGCGTATCCGTGCGTATGTCGGCGGCGCGTGGGAAGACGTTGCTAGTTTCATTCAGCCGTTGACGCTTTCGGCATCGCCTGTTTCGCCAAACGCATTTATTTTTGGCTCAGGAACTGCGACCACGGATGCTGTTACAGTCACCCCATCCGGCGGTGCAGGGCCGTTTACTTATTCATGGTCGCTTGTTAGTGGGACTTGCACTATTATCAGCCCGACAAGCGCGTCAACTACGTTTAGCCGCACCTTAACCAGTGGCGAGAGGGCCGAAGTTACTGTAAGATGCACCGTAACGGATAGCCTCGGCACTATTGCAACGATTGATATTGTTGTAACGTTTGAGAGCTTCAGTTTCTCGTAGGGGTTATCATGTTTCATTATTTCGACACGATCACGAATACTCGCGGCGATAGCCTTGCTGGCTGGCAGGTTGAATGCGTTTTGCTTTCGGATGGCTCGACTGTTGTTGACATTTTCGCGGATGAAAGCGGCACGCCTATTTCTAGCGTGTCTGGCGTAGCCAACCGCGCCGTGACCGATGAAAACGGGAATTACGATTTCTATGTGCCTAGCGGGACTTACTCGCTGCGCATTTACAACTCGTCTGGCGTGTTTCAGCGGTTGCAGCGTTATCTGCCGATGTATGGCACTGATTACGTCGAGCGCATTGTCTCGCCGGAGGACTTCACCGGCACTGACACTGAAAAGCTACAGGCCGCGCTGAATACGGGAGGTCCGGTTTATTGCACTGCCGCTTCGTATTCGGTCACGGACACGCTTACGATCACAGCTAACGGGCAGGTAATTGACCTCGGCGGCGCACTTGTAACGCCTACAGGCAATTTTAATGTGTTTGAATTTGCGCCTGACATTCAGGGCGCGACGATCTGCAATGGCCGCTTTAACGGCGATTTCATGACCGGCGGATACATTGTTTACGTATCCAACGCCGACCGTTTGACAATTCGCGATCTTGTTGTCGGGGGGCCGTGGAACTTCTGCTATATTGAGCAGTCTAACGTAACCGAAATTCGCAACGTTTGGGTAAACAACGTTCGGGGCGATTACGGTATTCGCTGGTATGGTGATGCGACTAAGCGGTCTGACATTCTGCGGCTTATTGGAGTAGTTATTTCTGCTCCGAACAGCAGCGCAGTTGGCATTGATTGGGACGGCGATTGCCACACCATGCAAGCTTGGGGCGTTGCACTTCCTAATTGCGGGAAGGGGCTTGTGATCCGCAATTCGTCCGGCGGCCCGCCGCCTGCGCTTGGTTTCTTTACGGGGCTGGAAATTGATTTCCCCGATAGCTACGGCGTGGAAATCCTCGCAGGCTCTAGCTACTATTTTGGGCCGCAATTCTACTGCCATGGCTCGGCCACGACTTCGGGCGTATTCGTTGATTCGTCGCTCGCCGATGAGACTGTGACAATTATGGGGGGTAAGGTCACAAGCCACGCAACTTACGGCATTGAAAGCAGCAAGCGCGTTTTGGCACTTAATCTGGACGTTTCAAATAACGGAACGTCGGCATATTTGGACGGCACAAAAATTCTTACTCGCACGCCGCGCATGGAGATTGACGGCACGTATTTCATGCGGCTGGATGGCACGAATCCGATTTTGCAATTTGATGCCAGCGACTTTATCGGTTTTAACAGGTCTGCAAATGACTTGTTCGCATCGTTGGGCGGCTCTACGCGCTTTCAGGTATCCGCAGGAACTGACGCGGTGAGGCTGATGGTGGGGGGCACATTGCGGCAGGTAACGGTGGGCGCGGCCGACAGCGGCGGAACGGGCTTTAAAGTCCTGCGGGTGCCGAACTGATGGAATACGCCGCCCTCCTCGCCTGCTTTCGCAGCGAACAGATGACCGCCGCTGAATTGCTCGCCCACATGGCCGAGGATGAAGCGTTTGCCCAATACGTGCGGGAGAATGTGGCATGATCGGGCTTGGGCTTGGCATTAACCTTAGCGCCCTCCGCAGCGGCACGGCTGTGTGGCTTCCCATTGCGCTGTTCGAGAGCGGCGAACAAGGCGCATGGTATGACCCGTCTGACCTGACCTCGATGCGCCAGCTTTCCACGGGCGCGACGGCTGCGGCTGTGGCCTCGCCCGTTGGCTTTATCGCTGACAAGCGGCTGATGGGCGGCAAGACGTTCGATGCGTTTGTGGCGGGGCAGCCGGAGTTGGCTATCGACGCTCATTTTAACAACCCTTTGGCGTGGACAACTACCGCCAACACTTCTGTTTCAGGGGGGGGTGCCTCGTTTAACGCGCCAACAGTAAACGGAGACAGCATTACTCCGTCTACGGCTATAGGCTTGGTTCCAAACACATATTATGAGTTTACCTTTACTATTGTAAATTACGTGTCAGGAAGTGTTCGGGTTGAAACTGTCGGAGGTGGGTCTGTCTCTATTGGCAATAGTGTTGGGGCCAACGGAACTTTTACCCAAATACTTCAGGCCGTTGGAGCAAATAACAGCTTTCGGTTTCGGACTACCACAACGAACGCTGATCTGGATATCACATCCTATTCCGTCAAAGCCATCCCCGGCAACCACGCGACCCAAGCCACTGCGGCGGCTAGGCCGATCCTACGACAAGACGGTGCGCTGTATTATCTTGAGTTCGACGGCGTAGACGACAGCCTTGCCACGGCCAGCATTGACTTCAGCGCGACGGATGAAATGTCGGTCTTCGCGGGGGTGCGGAAGCTGAGTGATGCTGCGCAAGGCATGTTGGTAGAATTGTCGGCAAACGCCGGTTCAAACAACGGCGCATTTTTTATCACCGCGCCAAATAACGCTGGGACAGGTAACTATGCAGTTTTGGGGAGAGGTAGCACTACTGCATTTTACCTACCGGCCACTTACTCTGCTCCAATCACTAATGTTGTAGCCGCGCTGTATGACATAAGTGGCGCAACTATTGCAGACCAAATTACGCCGCGCATCAACGGTGTGGTGGATCGTGACGCGCCGAGCGGCACGATGGGCACCGGCAACTTCGGCAACTACCCGCTCTACATCGGACGGCGTGCCAGCGCCTCATCCCCCCTCAACGGTCGCATCTACAGCCTGATTGTGCGCGGCGCACTGACCAGTGGCGACCTGCTGACCGCTACCGAGACCTACGTCGCGGACGAAACCGGAGTGACGATCTGATGCGTATCACCGTAGCCTGTCCCGACGCGCTGCGCGCGGACGCGAACAATCTTGCGATGGTTCTGGCCTTTGGCCCTGCGGACGAACTCACCTACGGCGCTCTCAACTGGCAGGACGCGGACGGCAACCTCTACGCCGCTGCCAGCTTCGAGGCCCGCCCTGAGTGGATCGCAGGCGCGCAAGGCCCGCTCACCCGCCCCGCGTGGGATACCGAACCCTACACCATCAGCATGGCCGCTGCGAACCGCGCACAGGACGCGCTGGTGCTCTGGTCCGGTGAGGGCGACATTCCCCAAGCCGCCCTCGGCAAGCTGACTGCCATCGCAGGGATGGACGGGCAGGCCGCACTCGCGGTGATGGGTCTGGCTGCGGTGGAGCAAGTCGAATGATCCTCCCCCGCATCACATGGAAGACCGGCATCATCGCCAACGGCAGCAACTCGCTGATCGGGGGGATTACGATGCGCGTCGGCGCTTCCGCTGCGGTTCTCGCGCAAGAGGTTGCCGAGTGGAACTACCGCTTCGCCCGTGTGGCCCCTGTGTGCGCCCTTGTGGCGGCTCTGGCGGGTTTCGGGGCGTGGCAGGCCATCCCGCCGCTCTACGCAATCCTGACGGCTCTGGGCGCGGCTGCGGTGGCGTTTGGACTGACCGACAAGATCGTCACCGATGCGCGGGCGTTCGAGTATTGGGGCAAGGCGGTCGAATGGCGGGCTGCTGTTCGGATGGGCGCGGACAGTGAAGCCTATCTGCGCAACGAGGCCCTGAGCCTTTCGCTCTACGCGGCGCACAAGGGCGATACGCTGGAAAAGGCGATAGCCGGTATTCGCGCCAACGAGGCCGAGGCTGATGCGTGGCTCAATAAGCATTGGGCCAAGGTGCAGGATGCTATGCGATGATGGGGCTTGTGCTGGGCCTTTGGCAGTCATGCAGAGTGGGAGAGCCTTCTATTGTCTCGACCTCTAGCGCAAGCGCGCTTCTTTCGACCAGCCTTTCGGTCAGCGCACCAGAAGGCGCTCAAGAGGGCGACTTGCTTGTGGCTGTATCTCAGGGAAGCACTTTGCTCCCTGTTTTGCCGCCGGTCGGTTGGACTGTGGCTGCGGGGCCGACAAATGGGGCTTCGGTTGCCACTGCTGTTTTCGATGGTGTCACGCCTTCGTTTCTTTTCACAGCCGCTGGCGCAGTGGATCAGTCTGTCATGATGCTGGCACCGCGCAGTGCGGAGGTTGATGTTGTCGGCTCGTTCGGAGCGGATGCCGCGAACCCAACGCCGAGCACTGTCACGGTCGCCACACCGAATAGCTTGAACCTAACCGTGGTCGCTAGTGACGCGGGGCAGGCTTACACTATGCCGGTCGGATGGACGCTTGTTGCGAGCATCAATACCAGCAGGACGATTGCTGTTTTCCGCCGCACTGCGCGGGTTGGCATCGGGGCCTTGCTTGGGGTGCTGGTTACCCGCATCTTGGGTGCGGCATTAGGGCGCGCTGCGCAAATTGTGGTGCGCAACTCATGACCAAACCGAATACCCAAGCCGAGCGTCTGACGCGCATCGAAACCTTACTAGAGGGCTGGTTGGAAAACCGAAGAGACGACCGTGCAGAATGGGCTGCTGAATTGCGCAAGATTCACGACCGCTTAGACCACATCCAGAGCGAGCATCAGGCCACTAACGAGCGCCTGTCTGCATATGAGAACAAGGGCAAGGGCCTGCTTATCGGCGTGGGCTTGTTTGGCTCCGGTATCGGTGCGACAATTCTGGCTGTTGTCGCCAAGTTCGCAGAGTGGTTCAGATGATGTTTAGCAAACTAGCAAACCGCATTCGTGAGATTGCCGCTGTGGCGGATGTTCGCCCGCGTCCCAAGCCCGACACGATCAAGCGCATGAATGAGAACTTGAATAAAGCTTTGGAAGGTGCGCCGGTTTATCCTGCCCCCGAAAAGGCTAAGGCTGACTTAGCGAAACCGCCGTTAGAAAAACCGGCCCAAATTTCTAACAGCCTGCCGCCTGTGACGCATCGCCGCACCGGCAAGGCTGGCATTGACCTGATGCACTCCTTTGAGGGCTGCGCTCGCAAGCTCCCCGACGGGCGTTATGCCGCCTATCCCGATCCCGGCAGCAAAGATGGGCATCCGTGGACTATCGGTTGGGGTAGCACCGGCCCTGATCCGTTCAATGGCGGGCAGATTCGCAAGGGGACTGTGTGGACGCAAGAGCAGTGCGACATGCACTTTGCCAACAGCCTTGGCAAATATGAAGCCGGCGTGAGGGATGCTTTGGGCAAGGCTCCGACTTCGCAGCTACAGTTCGACGCGATGGTGTGCCTGTGCTACAATATCGGCATTGGGGCATTTCAGCGTTCGTCCGTAGCGCGCAAGCATAAGGCTGGCGACTTTGGTGGCGCGGCCAAGGCTTTCCTTATGTGGGTCAAGAACGACGGAAAAGTGATGCGCGGGCTAGTTCGTCGCCGCGAGGCAGAGGCTGCACTTTATCGGAGTGGGTTCTAATGGCTGTTATTCGCTATCTAAAGGCTCGTTTGGGCGAGCGTTCGACTTGGCTGCTGGTCGGTTCGGGCATAGGGACTGCGGCTATGCTGCCGTGGCCGTGGTCGCTTGTGTCGGCTGTGGTGCATACCGCCGCCGCGCTGGTGCCGGATGGGGGTGGGGAATGATGCTGCGGGGCGGTGGGATTCGAACCCACGGGTGCCCGAAGGCCCTCTTGGCGTCCCTCAACCTTAAACCACTCAGTCACGCCGCCGCAGCCCCAAAGGACTAACCCATGACCCCCATCATTGCAAGCACAATCGCCCGCAAGGTCTGGCAGATTATCGGCATCCGTGGCGCTATCGCTATTGGCCTTGCTATTGCGCTCCCGATCCACGGCTGCACCGAATACCGCAAGGGCTATCGGGAAGGCGTGGAGAGCGTTGAAGCCCGCCTGCGGGATGCAGAAGCGGAGAGCCTCAAGAAGGCCGCTATCGCAGCGCGCAAGGCTGACGAGGCAGGCGAGCAGCGGGCGATTGTCGAAGCGGAAACGCGGGCGGCTGACCTGAAGGCTATCGAGCGGGCGGAAGCGGAAGGCGGGAACGCCTTGGACAGCCTGTTCTGATGGGTGGGGGTAAAGACCCTGTGACCCCCGGCACGGGAGGCTTGCTAGAAGCCTCGCCCGCTGGTGCGCTGCTAGGCAAGCGTGCGGTGTTCCATCGCCAAACTTTTAACACGTGAGGCCCGTCATGTCAAAGAAACTGGCTTTCCTTTACACGTTGCCCCTGTGCCTCACCGCCTGCGGCCCCAAGCCGATCTCGGTCAACGTCCCGCCGCCGCCTGCGGAATGGCTGCAATGCCAGCAAGCACCGGAGCGCCCCGACCTTGCGCCGCTAACGACCTATGCCAAGCCGGAAGTGGACGCACGCGACCTTAAGATTGCGCGATACATTATCGACCTGCGGGCGGCGTATTTCGACTGCCACAACCAGCTAGGGAAAGTGCGGGACTACTACCGTTCGGCAGAGTAATTTGCCAACCCCTTGAAAATCCGCTAACCACGGCGAAACAGCAAGGGGAAAGAAATGCCCAATCCCGGACTAACGCCCGATGAACACGCCCGCCGCTTGGCTGTCGTGCAACGTCACATCGCCACCGGCTTCGGTTGGAAGCGCCGCGCCGCTAGCGAATTAGGCATAGACCGCACCACCCTGCATAGCTGGTGCCAGACGAACAACATTGATGCAGACGGCCCCGAAAGCCAAGTTGCCGATGGCTTCGCGCTCAAGGGCTACTCCGAGCTCACGAAAACCGAACACGGCACGCCGATCTGGCTTAAGACGGTCAAGGCGGAACAGGACTACTGGCAAGGCGTTGCGGACGCAATCCGCACAATCGAGCCTGTTAAAAACGTGCCGCTGCCGACCGGCATCCCTGACGGCGACATAATCCCTTGGCTGCAAATCGGGGACGCTCACATCGGGCTTTTGGCCAACGAAAAGGAAACCGGAGCCAACTTTGATGTTGGCATTGCCGAAGCTGAAATATGCGCCGCCGCCGCCGCGCTTATCGCTTCCGCACCGCCCTGCAAGCGAATGGTTATCAACGACCTCGGCGACGGAACGCACGCGGAAACCTTTGCTGCGCTGACTGAAGCCAGCGGGCATTCGCTGGACGTCGACACCCGATACTGGAAAATGATCCGCGCCTATATTCGCATTACGCGCTTCATCATTGATCGCGCCTTGGAAAAGGCCGAAACCGTCGATTACATCTGCAACCAAGGCAATCACAGCCGCTCAAACGACATATGGGCGGCGGCACTGGTGGAGCAGATTTACGGCGAAACTGGCCGCATCAACGTGCTCGAAAATGCCAACGTGTTCATTCCCTACCGAATGGGCAAGACGCTTGTTGTTGTCCACCACGGCGACAAGTGCAGGCCGGAAAAATTCAGGGACGTTGTTTCTAGCGACTATGCCGTGGATTGGGGCGAGACCGAGTTTCGCTACCTTGACGGCGGGCACGTGCATCATTCGCAGCGCAAAGAGATGGCGGGATGCGTTTTTGAAAGTTGGAACAACCTAGCCCCCCGCGACAAATATGCAAACGACGGCGGTTGGCGGTCAAAGCAGTGCATGACGCTGGTGTTGCGTTCCCGAACCTATGGCGAAGTCGGGCGGCAAGTCATGCCGATTGAGCGGGTGCGCGATTTGATCCTTGCGACGGGCAAGGCGCATTACTGTCCGCCATCAATGCGCGCATTTTCAGCATGACCAACGCCGATCTCGCCCGCCGCCTAGCCGATTTGCTCGACGACTGCGTGATCCCCAGCGACAACGAAAAGCCCCTACGCCTGATGCTGCTGCATGGGCTTAGGGCTTGCGGTGATCCGGCGTTTGCAGAGGAAGCGCGGCTTTTGATTGATTTTCTTAAAGACTAAGCGACTCTACCGTAATCTCCGTGAAGCCGCTTGCTCGCCTCAATATAGGCCGCATGTGCTAACTCTGGCGTTTTGTGGTGGCCTAAATAGTGATGCCTGCCTTCGGCATAAATTGTGGCCCTCCAACTTTTGCCAGCTTGCGAAACCCCTTTGTATCCAGAGGTGTTGTTTGATTGGGCGCGGCTTGGTTCGGCGCTGCGGGATCATCTACGCCTCCACTCATGGTTGCAGTCTGGACATTTGAAGGCGACGACGCAGTCCTTCTCAATGCTGTAGAGACCAATCTGTCGGCCCCAGCGCCCCTCGGCTCTGGTCGCGCCATACATCGCGGCGATGCGGTCTGCCTCGGCCTCGTCCTTGTGTTTTTCAAAGAACGTGTCCCAGATCAGATCACCATCAAGGTTGGTGCCGCATGATGGGCAGTGGCGTGGCTCGTTCATGACAGCGCCCACCAGATCACACCAATCCAGAAGGCGGCCAGACCAAACAGGATCACGCGCCATGCCATCACGGCTTCACGGTCGAAAGGTTCTCGGCTCATTGTTCCCGAACCTTCGGCTGGTAGCGCGGCTGCGTTTCAGCATAGGTGCGACCGTCAGCGCGGCGCAGGTGTTCGGGCGCGGTGCCCCAGACATGGCCTGCACGGTCATATGAGCGGCACAGGGCGCGCAGATGGGTCTCTGAGGCCCTGAGAGCCTGCCGGAGCCGTTCGTGTTCCTGTAGGGCTTCTACGGCCTCTCTGAGCACGTCCAATTCGGTTAGCGTGTCGGTTGTGGTCATTTCGTCTCTCCTAATGCGGCGCGGGCTGCGTCCCCGAAGTCGAGCGTGTTGTCGTCAACGTAAACGCCGCCGGGATAGCCGTCCGCCCACACGGGGAACCTCCCCCAACCGTCATGGCCTCCTTCAAGGTTTTGCCACTCCATAGGCCCAGCGTATACCTTCAACGCCTCCCGCAGCCGCTCGATCTCAGCCGCTTGGGCTTCGACGCGAGTGTGCAAATCCAAGGTGGCGCGTTCACGGTCTAAACGCAGTGCGTCGCTAGATTCCAACCGCTCAGACATATCCTTGAGGCGCGCTTGGAGCGCAGATGTAGCCTCTCGAATGGCGCGGTCTGTTGCTTCCCCTTCTTCGGCCCACAGACGCAAGGCTTCCGTTTCTCTATCAATATCACCCATGCGCCCGCTCCTTTTCCTTGCGTTCACGCCGCCAGCGCCAGAAATATTCATCCTCCGGCGACATGGGTAGAATAGGGCCATGCGACCAGCGCGAGGGCTTGTCCGTGGCAAAGATGTTGAGGGCGCGGGTCATGCCGAAGCCCTCATGACGCAATCTGTTCGTAGGGGGCATGGCACTTTGTCACACTGCCTCTTGTCGGCAGGGCAAGTCGTATCGTGCGATGTGGCGCACGCAATTATCTGTGCATCTCTCTTGTCCATCTCACTCTCCTGTCATGTTGTTGAGGGCGCGGGTCATGCGGGTTTCCACTTCATGCAAAGACCGTCCGGCTTGGCGACTGCGTAACCGTGAAAGTCGCTTTCGGCGGCGCACATCATCCGGCTGTCATGCGGCATCGGCAGATAGTTGGTGCAGTTCCCGCACTGAGCCGAAGGGTTGGCCTGCTTGAACGCATCAAAGGAAAGCGATGCGCGGTAACGCTGGCGGATTTGCTGGCGGGCCTTGCTGCGGTTACGCAGTGTCGGGTCATTCGCCTTAGCCCACGCATCCGGCCACTTGGCCGCAATGGCTGCGTCGGTTTCAGGATCAGCCATCTCACTCTCCTGTCATTGCGCCCGAGGGCTGTTGCGCGGCGATGGCGCGAAGGGCTGCGCCGGTCAGGGCAAGCGCGGGGGTGGCACCCCATCCGGCAACCTGAAATTCATGGTTCCAGCGCGCCAAATGCGCTGACCAGTAATTTGGCGATGGCGTCGGAATGTTGAGGTATTTGCGCGGGCCTTTAATTTCGTGCCAGCTATCAGTCGGCACCAGCGACATGGCCGCGTCGAGGGAAGCGGTGAAGGCGGGGGCAGTCCGGTGTGCGAAGCCGCCCACCTCTTGGATGCGTCCGGGCTGCACCTCATTGGGAAACGGCTCGCAATCGGTCTGAATGCGATACCCCGGCCATTGCAGCAAGAATATCTCCGCATCAACCTCCCGATCCGCCCCCGTCAGCGCCTCAACGCGCTCCGCCAGCGCCAGCAGTTCATCCCTGTTCATTCCGCATCCTTTCGATCTGTTCGTTGAGGGCGAGATAAGCGTTGGTGATTTTGCGCGATGTGCGGCGCTGCGCGGCGGTCATTTCTGCTTCGTCGGGAATGTTTAGGCCGATGCTTTCGCTAATAAAAAACAAATCCTCGGCGGTGAGCTTGACGCTACGCTTCAGGTTCATTCCGCATCCTTTCGATCTGTTCGGTGAGGGTGGCGAGGGCTTGGCGGGCCTTTGCTTCGGCTTGACGCAAGTCATTCTGCGCCCATCCCTTGAATGACGGCCCGCCACCCATGTGCGGCTGATAGCGGGCGCACATGGTGAAAGCGGACAACGCCTCCCGCGCCTGCTCCATCGCCGCCAGTGCTTCGGTCGTGGGGGATTTGCGGGTGTTCCATGCTGCGATGGATTGTTCATGATGTCCGGTGTCCGCCCACGGCCCTTCCGCGCCGCAATTTTTGCAAGACACCCAAACATCGCAGATATTGCCGCCCGTAAGGACTGCCTCGCCCCCACAAAACGGACACGGCTTCAGTTCCTCGCTCACTTGCTTTCTCCCGTCAGGTGGGACTTTTCCGCCAGCAGGCAGGTGCGTTCGGGGGTCATGCTGGCCTCCGCAGGTCAGCAAGCGCCCGCGTCAAGTCGAGGCTGGCACGGCGACAAGCCCCGCTTTCACGGCATCCCTGAAAGTCGTAAATGTCGTTCAGCGTGCGCCGTTCTTCCAGCGCCTTCACAGTTGCGAGAAAACGCTTGGCTTCAGCCTTAGCGACGGCAAGTTTCTTTGCGTCCATCATCTTATTCTCCAATCATTGCCAGCAGCCCCGCCACCAGCGGCAGGGCGAGCATCATTACAGGTATCAGCAGCGCAGTGCGGTTGTGCTGCCATGCGGTGCGGATTAGGGCGCGGATCATGCGACTGCCACCAGCTTGCCAGCCTTGGCATGATACCAAACGCCAGCCTTAATGCCATTCTTGCCGGTGATCCCGCAGGCCACGGATGCGATGGAACCGTCATCGGCAAACTCGGTGCAATAGAGCGCCTGACCGTAGCCCTCGCACATCACCTTGCCTTGATACGCGTGGGAAAAGGCCGCGCCGCGAGTGCCACTGTTCGAAGCCGCGCCGCAATCGCCACTGTTCGAAGCCGCGCCGCGAGCGCCACTGTTCGAAGCCGCGCCGCAATCGCCACTGTTCGAAGCCGCGCCGCAATCGCCACTGTTCGAAGCCGCGCCGCAATCGCCACTGTTCGAAGCCGCGCCGCGAGTGCCACTGTTCGAAGCCGCGCCGCGAGTGCCACTGTTCGAAGCCGCGCCGCAATCGCCACTGTTCGAAGCCGCGCCGCCGTAGCCACTGTTCGAAGCCGCGCCGCCGTAGCCACTGTTCGAAGCCGCGCCGCGAGTGCCACTGTTCGAAGCCGCGCCGTAATCGCCACTGTTCGAAGCCGCGCCGCAATCGCCACTGTTCGAAGCCGCGCCGCGAGCGCCACTGTTCGAAGCCGCGCCGCCGTAGCCACTGTTCGAAGCCGCGCCGCGAGTGCCACTGTTCGAAGCCGCGCCGTAATCGCCACTGTTCGAAGCCGCGCCGCGAGTGCCACTGTTCGAAGCCGCGCCTTTAGCCTTCTTCGCACACCACTCAGTAACACGGCGCATCAATTCGCCCATCGTGATTTCAACGCCAATCGTAATGCTGGCGCTGGCGATCTTGTTGCCATCACGATCCGTCGCGCCCGATGCGGCCACATCGAAGTAGCGCGATACCCCCGGCGCGTAGTATTCAAACACAGCATGGGGTGGGTTTTCATCGTCCACGGGGCAGGCATGAAAGCCGCTTTCGCAAGCCCTCACAGGCCCGTCGATAGTGTAGGTCTTGCCGACTTCAAACTGATAGCCACGGCAAGTCATGTCTTGGTTCATGCCCTTGATCGCGTGCACGGCTTCACTCTTCTTCGTCATTAGAAAACTCCCTTAAAAGCAGCCCACACTCCGCCAGAAACCGCCAGCCAGAACACCGCCAAGCCAGCGATGCACCAGCGCCAGAATTGAGCGCGGGTCATGCGTCCCACTCCTTATCAAGCTGCGCCCTACGTTCGGGCGACATATTGGCCCGATGCTGGCGGGCGTGTTCGAGCGCCGTGAGGCCGTCACCATTATTATATTGGCCGCGCCAAGCTGACATCTCTGCCGCAACGTGCGCTTCGATACGTGTTTTTTGTCCGCTGTTACGCATAAGCTCTCTCCATAATTTCTGCCGCCTGAGCCTCGTATTCGGTCAGGTCGAACATGTGTTGCACCTCTAACGGGATGCCGTCGTCCTCGGCAAGCCACGCAACCCAATTGGCCATGGCATTAGATCGCATATAGCACTCCGACAAACGCGAAAGCGGCCAACATGGCGAACAACCCGCCCTTGTCATGCTGCCATGCGGCGGCGAGTAGCTGGCGGTAAATCATGCCGACACCATGCCGTAAGTGCTGCGAGTATGCGACAAGGCGTTACCTTCATCTTCGGCGCAATACACCGTGACCAGCCAAGGCCACTGCCTGCCGAGCGACCAGTTGTTGCGCGCAATATGAAGCGCCTCAGCTTCACGGTTGCCGTCTGGATTAACGCCGACTTCCCAAGTAAAGGTGCGCGGCGGATAATTGCCGAAGCCCTGATCGGTGAAGGTGATTTGCGCAATCCACTTTTCGCGGACGGGCGGAATGTAAGCACTCATGATGTCTCTCCTTGTTGCACTTAAAAATTGCGAAGGCCTCGGCCTAGTGCGGTTGGCGAAGGTCGCTATGCGGCCTCCACGTCAATCGTTTCAACCTTGCCAGTGAGGCAGGCGGTCAAGAGCGCAGCCGCACACTCGGTCGCGCTGGCATATTTGCTGGCGGCGCTGTAGCCCATCGCCTCAATGCAAGCGTCAAACAGCTTCCATTCCGGCACGAAGAAAACGGTGCGCAGATAATCCCGCGTTGCATACGGGTGCGCCATCACGTCCTCGATCTGCGGACGGCGCAGGCAGTCGTTAAACAGCCCGTCAATAATCTCGAACTGCGCGAGGGTGATTTGGGTGGGAAGGGCGTTGGTCATGTCAGGCTCTCCTTGTTGCCCGATCTTTCTGGCACAAGGCCTAAATGCTGTCAAACACATTTTTAATGTTGCCATGCTGTTTTTTACGTTTATGCTGACCGGACTAGCAAAGGAGATTGCCAGTGAACAGATTTGACGAAGCCGTGACCCGCTCAGAGGAAGCGCATCGGCAATACATGAAAGACGCAAGCGACCAGTTGCTTGAACGTATCCGCGCCGCCCGTGAAGGCCGCGAACCCGGAAGCCCGCAATTTGTATTTTGGAGTATGCTGTGAGCGAAGCTATCGTTATCGGTTGGGGTCTGGAAACCCGTCACCGTCAAGTTCTGATCGACCTGCGGGACGGCTGGCAGAAGGCCCCGCTGCGTGGAAAGATCAGGTCGAGCATGATTTGCCGCAACCTCGCCAAGCGCGGACTGTTGCGTGAGCGCAAGATCAAGGATGCCTACCTGTTTTGCCTGACCCCGCTTGGCTGTCAGGTGCAAAAGGAAATCAGCAAGGGACTGCCGCCTAAGCCGCGTGGCCGTCGCTTGGAGTGCGAGCCGACCGAAGAGCAGCGCGCAGTGCTTGACCGCGCCTGCGAGATGTTCGGGGTGAAGCCTGAAATGGTTTACCAGCGCAACCGGACGCAGATCATGCAGGATGTCCGGCAGTCAGTAGTCATGGCGCTGCATCGCAAATGGCCCAAGATGTCCTATAAGACGATGGTGAAAGTCCTTGGCCGAGACGATCACTCGATGGCTATCTATTGGCTCAATGCGGGAATGAAGCGCATTGATAAGGAGGAATGGCTGGCCGATGTGGTGGCGGAATTGTGCGGAGAAGAGCCGCCTGCGCGGGAGCCTATCGACCACAAGAAGCTTGCGGACTTCTGGGCTGAAAAGGAAGCAAGCATAGCCGATCTGATGGATATGGAAGATGCTATGGAAGAATACGAATCGCGGGATGAGCGCGCAGCCATGAAAGAGTTTAGCGATAACCTGCTGGCTGCGATTATCAGCGCGAGGATGGCAGCGTGATTGTTCTACCCTTCCCGCCTGCCAGTTTATCGGGACACGACAAGCGGACGGACTTTGCCCGCGCCAAGCTGGTCAAGGAATGGCGGCAGCTTGCATGGGCCATCACCCTGCAATCCAATCCGCCCAAGTTCGGGAACGGTTCGCCTTACACGAAAGAGGGTGACATACCTGTGAAAATAGTGTTTACTCCACCTAGCAAACGTGGAGACCGCATGAACTTCCTGAACCGGCTGAAGCCCGCAATTGACGGGATTGCAGACGCGTTGGGTGTGAATGATGCCCGATTTGTGCCGAGTATTGAGTTTCGCGAACCGGAAGCGCCGGGGCGTGTTGAGATTAGCATAGGAGAGTAACATGACGACAACGAAGGAAGGTCTTGCATCCGCAATGGCCAAGGCATTTGCGGCTATTGAGGGCGCGACCAAGAGCGCAAACAACCCGCACTTCAAGAGCAAGTATGCCGACCTGACGAGCGTGATCGAGGCCATCAAGCCTGCGCTGGTGGCTAACGGCTTGTTCTTTACGCAATCGCCGCGCCCCAATGACAAGGGTGTCGAGATTGAAACTATCCTGCATCATGCCAGCGGTGAGGTGTTTAGCCTTGGCAGCTTGTTCGTGCCTGCGGACAAGAACAACGCGCAGGCGTTCGGCTCGGCATTAACATATTGCCGTAGGTATGCGCTGGTTACGGCGTTCGGTGTGCCTGTTGAGGATGACGACGGCAACGCTGCCGCTGCCGCCCCGCCGAAGGTGTCTGTCGTCAGCGATGCGGATTGCGTGTTGCTGATGCAGCTTATCGAGGCAACGCAGACGGATGTTCGCAAGTTCTGCGGCGCGTTCGGGATTACGGCTGTGAAGTCGCTTCCGGCTGATGCGTTCCCCAAGGCCAAGGCGATGCTTGAAAAGAAGCTTGCGGATATGGCGGCGGAAAAGCCCAAGGCCGATGACGTTGACGCGGACGAAATCCCCTATTGAGGAGCAAGGCAATGATTGACGTATATCTCGACATCGAAACCATCCCGAACCAGTCGCCCGACTATCGCGCCAAGGTTCGTGCTGGCATCAAGCCGCCTGCGCAATACAAGAAGCCCGAAAGCATCGAGCAATGGCTTGCTGAAAACGCGGATGCAGAAACTGACGCGGCCATCGCCAAGACCAGCTTCGACCCTGCGCGTGGGCATATCGTGTGCATCGGTTGGGCGATTGGCGATGAACCGGCGCAAACCGCATCCATGGGCGCATCGCTGGATAATGAGGCCAGCGTGATTGATGAGTTTTTCGAGAGCCTGCGCGTTGACCTTCCCGCCAATCCCGGCGTCGTCCGCTTCGTCGGCCACTACATCAGCGGCTTTGACCTGCGCTTTATCATCAACCGCGCAATCGTGCTTGGCGTGCCAATCCCGTCCATTATCCCGCGTGACATTAAGCCGTGGTCGCAGGACATTTTCGACACCATGGTCGCGTGGGCGGGGCCGAAGGGGACTATCTCGCAGGCCAACCTTGCTGAGGCGCTTGGCATTGACGGCAACAAGTTGGACTTTGACGGCAGCATGGTGCATGACGCGTGGCAGCAAGGGGATCACGAACGCATAGCTGAATACTGTCGCGGGGACGTGGAGACCGTCCGCAAAATTCATCGCCGCTTTGTCGCGGTTGGATACTAGGAGAATTGATATGAGTTACGAAATGAAAGACAACTCCGGCTCGCTGTTCAAGAACGACAAGCGCGAAAAGGACACCTATGCCCATGCGCGTGGCAGTGCGCTGATTGACGGGGTGGACTATTTTGTGGATGCTTGGACGAACACCGACAAGAACGGCAACAAGTATCAATCGCTCAAGTTCAAGCGCAAGGACAAGCAGCCTGCGCAGTCTGGCGGTGGATGGGATGCCCCTGCCGACGATCTGGACGATCAGGTTCCTTTTTGAGCTAACCCGAAGCGCACTCCTTGTGTCGCGGTGGCAACGCGATTAACGCCTTGGATGCGAAGTAGCGATGGCCCTGTTCATATGGTCGCTACGTAGTCAATCCCCTGTGCGCCGAGGGTTAGGGGCCTAGGCAGGGAAATCCACGGGAATAGCTACCGATGGGGGCGGTCATAATACCCCCGCTTTAGGAGAGACAATATGACCCCTTGGCAGCGTGCGCTTGAAATACAGCGCCGAGAAAAAACGGATGCAATGCGGGAGCGCCTAGGCCTGCCGCGTTGGAATTGGCCTAGTTTGGAGAGACGGAATGCTGCGCAAGCTACCGAAGAAGCCTAGACGCGAAACCGGCTTTCGTTCGCAGCGGCACCTAAAGCACGTTCGGTCTTTTGCTTGTGTGTGCTGTGATGCTGAAGCGCCCATAGAAGCCGCTCACGTGCGTCTGGGCACTGATGGAGGCATGAGTAGCAAGCCGAGCGACTTTTACGCTGTGCCGCTCTGTGGTGGCCCTGAGGGCTGTCACGCCCGCCAGCACCGCGAAGGCGAGCGCACATTCTGGCAAGACAAAGACCCTCACGCAATCATTGACGAGCTAATCAGGACAAGCCCCGTGCGGCGAGAGATAGAGGCTCACCGTGAGCGGGAATAAGACCACATACAAGCTTGCCAATCAAGCAGTGCGCCAGCGGGCCATACAGGCCGTTTTAAGCGCGCCTGAGGGCTTTACGGTGGTTGTGGGGCCGGAGACCCGTTCGCAGGCTCAGAACCGCTTATTCTGGCCGCTAGTGGCAGATATACGCGCACAGAACCCCGGCATGGCTCAATTCACGCCCGATCAGGTCAAGCTGCGGTTCTTGAACGCGCTCGACAGCGAGATGCAATTCCTGCCCGAATTATGGGGCGGCGGCATGTTCGCCGTGGGGCAGCGTTCAAGCACCTTGTCAAAGCGGGACTTTAGCCTGCTGGTCGAGATGGTGTTTAAGTGGGGCGCTGAAAACGGCATCCGCTGGTCTGACAAGTCACGTTTTACGTATGACGAGGTGGTCGGAAATTAGTCCCTTGCGGGCGCTTTCAGAATGCTATAAACAATGCGGGCCGAGCGAGCGTTAAGAGCAACCAGACGCTCAAGCTCGGCCCTATCAACCGCCTAATAGGGAGGCGACTGAATGACTGTGCCTATATATCCACCCCCTTGCTCGGTCAAGGATTTCGCCTCGTCGCAAGAGGCGGCCTTTCGCAGGACTACGCGTGACACGGTTCGCAGATCGAACCTGACGCGCACCGAAAAGGAAATCCTGCTCGCATTCTTAAACCATTGGTTTGTGCGTCGTCACAAGGGGCCGGTGCATCCGGGGCGCAAGAAGCTTGCCAAGAAGGCGAAGGCATCAGTGCGGGCTGTGAATTACACGCTCAGCATGTTGCGCGACTTCGGCGTGATTACCGCAGTGGCCTACGCTACCGGCAATGCTGGCGGCGAAAAGGGCCGTGCGACCGAATACGAGGTCGACACGAGCAAGCTGCTTATCATGTGCGCCATTCCTGCAAAAGCTCTCAAGTCAATCCGCAAGGGTGCAAATTCCGGTATATCGGGGTGCAAAAATGCGCGTTTGAAGGGTGCACAAATTGCACCCCGTAATAATAACGGAACCATCATACCTTTCCGCATCCATGGGGTTGGCAAATGACTAGTCTCTTCCATGGAACCGAAACCTCTCGCAAGGTAATCAGACCTCACCAAGAGAAGGCCATAGCCATGCTTAGGCAATCCCTTGGACGCGGTAATAAGCGAGTGGTATTGCAGTTGCCGACCGGAGCCGGAAAGACCTACGTGGCTTCGCAAATCGTTCGCGGAGCTTTGAACAAGGGGAAGCGGGTGTGTTTCACCGTTCCGCTGATCACCCTAGTTGACCAGACCATTGCGGCTTTTGAGGCGGAAGGCATAGACGGCATTGGCGTAATCCAAGCAAGCCACCACCGCACGGACTTTTCGCAGCCGGTGCAGATTGGTTCAATGCATACCATGACACGGCGCGGTGTTCCTGAAGCCGACATTGTGATTGTTGACGAGTGCCATTTGCAATTCGACCTGTTGCCGAAGTGGATGCGTGACGATCCGAAGCGCATTTTTATCGGATTGTCGGCAACACCGTGGGCGCGTGGCATGGGCGACATTTGGGACGACCTTGTGCGCCCCGTGACCATGCAGGAATTGATTGACGCGGGGTATCTATCGCCGTTCCGCGTGTATGCGCCTTCGCATCCCGATTTGAGCGGCGTTGCAACCGTGGCGGGAGACTATCACGAAGGCCAGCTAGGCTCGGTGATGAGCCAAAGCCCGTTGATTGCTGATGTGGTGGATACGTGGCTGCAAAGGGCAAAGGGACTGCCGACGCTAGTCTTTGCGGTCAACCTTGCCCACGCTAGAGCGATTCAAGATGCGTTCGCGGCGCGTGGTATAGCGTTTGGATACTGTGACGCAAAGATTGACCTAACCGAGCGGCAACACTTGTTCCGGCAGATGGGGCGCGGTGAGTTGGCGGGGATCGTGAATGTCGCCACGCTTACGACCGGCGTGGATGCGGACGTTCGATGCATAGTCATGGCGCGGCCCACCAAATCAGAACCGCTGTTCGTGCAGTGCATCGGGCGCGGCCTGCGAACGGCACCCGGCAAAGACCATTGCCTGATTTTGGATCATAGCGACAATCATGCGCGGCTCGGGTTCGTTACGAGCATTAATCACGAGCGATTGCTATCGGGCAAGGAAAAGGCACCGAAGCCAAGGGAAAAGGAAAAGCCCGAACAAGTGCCGCGTGAATGCCCTTCGTGTGGTGCAGTCAAGCCTCGTGGGCCATGTCCTGCCTGCGGTTTTGAACCGAAGCGGCAAAGCGAAATCGAGTTCGAGGAAGGCGAGTTGGTGGAGATTACGCCTAGCCGTGACCGCAAGCCGACAATGCAGGACAAGCAAAAGTTTTGGAGCATGGCTCTTGCGGTTGATAGGCAAAGGGGCAAGGAAGGTCGCTTGGCAAAGGCGCTTTATCGCGGCAAGTTTGGAACGTGGCCGAGGGGCTTGGACGACAACGTAATGCAGCCTGATGCTGAGTTTATGAGTTACGAGCGCAGTCGGCGGATTGCATTTGCAAAGAGGAGGGGCGGGCGATGAAAACGCTAGACGCAGCGCGAGGCAAGTGGCGCGGACTTCTTTTGACGTTAGGCATTGACGAATCGTTCCTACGCAACCGCCACGGCCCTTGCCCGCTATGTGGCGGGACAGATCGCTACAGGTGGGACAACAAAGGCGGCACCGGTTCGTATCTGTGCAGCCAATGCGGTGCTGGAACCGGAATGCAACTGCTGCAAAAGCTGAAGGGCTGGGATTTTGGCACGGCATCTCGGGAAGTTGACAAGGTGCTCGGCAATGTAAGCAAAGACCCGCCGAGTAAGCCTGCACTGCCCCCTGAGAGGCGCAAGGAATTGTTGCGCGAGGTGTGGAAGGGTTCGCGGCCATTGTCTGACGGTGATGCAGCCCACGCCTATTTAACGGGTGCTCGGCGGCTGTCGCTGGCGGGTGTCGATGTAGGCGACCTGCGGTTTCACCCTAAGCTGCGGAGGCTGGATAATCTTGGCGGGGGTGAGCATCCTGCATTGCTGGCATTGGTGCGTGACCATGCGGGCAATCCTGTGTCGCTGCACCGGACGTTCCTTGGCGAAAGCGGACACGTTGGCCGCGCTATGATGGCCGGTGACTTGCCCGATAGCATCGCGGTTCGGCTGGGTGCGCCGATCAATGGCAAGCTGGCAATTGCCGAGGGGCTAGAGACTGCGCTTGCTGTGTCTCGCCTGTTCGGTGTAGTGTGCTGGTCAACCGTTAACGCTGGGTATTTGGCGAAGTTTGTCCCGCCCGAAGGTGTGGAGCGCGTGGTGATCTACGGGGACAGTGACCAAAGCTTTACGGGGCAAGCGGCGGCTTATGCGTGCGCAAGGCGGCTTGTCGGCATGGGCTACAGCGTGGCCGTGGAATTGCCTAGCGTATTGGGGATGGATTGGGCCGATGGAACGTCAAATCCCAGCGCCCGGTTACGTGCGAATAACTGGGACGAAGAAGCCCCCTGCCAGCATGGGGACGCACCTCTACTGCCAGCTAAGGAACGGATGGTGCGACCCTACGCCTTGGCCGGTTAGCACAACCAGATGGGTGCATGATGGGACGGCAGGGGATGTGGTCGCAATCAAGCGAGTGGAGTGATTAGCGTGACAAGCGATGATATGGTGAAACTGGCCCGCGAACGCGCCTGTGTGCTGAACGCAAGTGCGGCATGGGGTAGCGATGACGACGCGCAACTGTTTTCGGCTATGGCCGACCGCATTGAAGATTTGGAGGCCGCGCTACAGCGGGAGCGGGCGATAGGTGTGCTATTAGCGATTGATGGCGAGCTTTATGGGGATGCGAAATAATTTCGCTTGGCGTGCATTTTCCGCTTTACAGGGTGGAATGTCCGCCGTATAAGGGGGACAAGGAAGCGAACACAGCAACTCAGGCAACGGGCAATTCCGCCCATCCAGAAAAAGGAGGTTGCCATGCTCGTTAAGTTTTCGACCCTCGCTGGCGGAGTTTTCATCGAAGACACTGGCGCATTCGAGCGTCGCGCTTCGGATCGCTGCTTCCGTTTCGATGCGGCAGGCAATGCGGAATACGCCTTTTACGCCGACCTAATCGGCAGCAACCCTGCGCCGCGTTGGTTTGGCCACCAGTTCCGCGAACGTGATTTTACGTTCGCTTGATGGGGAGATTGCCTAATGGCTTGGGATATGCGTTATCGCCCTTTGCGTGAGGGCGAAATCATCCGGAAAACAGACGAGGTGCAAAATGATGATGGCACATGGCGGGCAGGTTGCCGTTGCGCTGGACAGCCCGCACCTGATCCTAACTACACAAGCCACCGCGTTTACCGCAGGCTCATTAGCCATGAGGCGCGCGGTAAAACGTATCATGGCCACCTGCTAGCCGATTTAGCCAAAAGCGGAACCTACCATCCGGGGGATGACGCGTGACAAACTGGCACACAATTGAAAGCGCGCCAACGGATTGGCAAGATGTGCTGGTTTATTCACCAGACCATGCAAGTGAAAATTGCGGCGGCGTGTTTTCTGCCTTCTGTGGTGGTGGGCGGTGGTTCACTTACGCGCCCGGAGAAAACATGGAGGTTTTTCCGACGCATTGGCAGCACCTGCCTGAGCCTCCACATGACTAGCTGGCGCGCCCACCTAACCCCCGACGAGCGCAACCGCATGGACGAGATAAGGGCGGAACAGTTTGCGCTTAGCCGTGAGTATCGCCGCATCTTCGACCGCGCCCGCAAGCGCGCACAAAGAGCAAGGAGCAAGGGCAATGGACACGCTGTTGGCGATTGATGGCGAGCTTTATGGTGATGTGCAAAAAACTGTTTGACACCTTGTTTGGCGCTGGGTAGGAGGGGGCAGCAAAGGAGAAATGAGATGAGCAACACCAACCGCCCCGCCGCCCATATCCGCCACAAGGGCATCATGATTGACGCTTCGTGGAACAAGGATGGCACCGTTGATTATTACGTGGTGCAGGGTTCGCGTGGGCGTTTCTATGGGCTGGATATTGCCAAGGAAATCGCAGAGGGTATCGCGCGGCGCAAAGCCGCCTAACCCCACATTCAAGCAAAGGAGAGTTACACTTGCCCGAACTAACCCCCGCCGATCAATCCCGCTTAGAAGAGCTTGACGCAATCATTCAGGCAAACAAGCTTCACATTGCGCCAGTAAAGGCGGAGCGCAGGCGTATCCTGATGCGAGGGTATCAGGCTGCAATTCGCGAGAGAGGGCGGTAGACTTGCATCGCGTGGAGAGATGCGCTAAACCCGTTTCGGGCGTGTTTCTCTCCACACGCAGGGCGCTTTTACTTCCCAGCGGTATGCGCCGACCCAAAAGACCGCAGGGAACCTAACAGGAGAGAGGCATGACATCGCCAAACAAGCCAAGCAAGTCGGACATTCTCGCCGCCCGTGAGATTGCCATGACTAAGCTTCCCCCGTCGTTTCGCAAAGCGGTTGACGCGGGAGAGATGGACCCTTGGGGGTTGGTGCAAACCGCACTGGCCGAGTTGATCCGCAAGCGTGAAGTAGAAGGAGAGAGTGAATGACGCATAAAGACCTGACCGACGGTTGGCGTGAGCACGTTAACGATGCAGCGGCATTCTTGGTGGATGACTTGCGCTCCGAGGGCCAATCTCTAGCCATTGCCCGAGAGGCGTTTATCGCTGAGTTCGACCGATTGGCCGCGCAATTGGATGCGGCATAATTTCAAGCAAAGGAGAGTAACTATGTTCAAGTATATCGTGACCGCCGCAGTGGCATTGCTGGCAACCCCTGCTTTCGGGCAGCAGCAGGACATTTGCGGGGCATTGGCGAGTTGGCGCAAGAGGTTTTGACCCAGCGTTATGGCGGCGTTCCCATGTCGCGGCAGATCGCTATCATCAGTGATGCCGTCGAACCCGGCGATCTCCAAGACCTCATTCGTTTCGTAATTTGGCAGGCGTATAATGAGCCGCTTGATCGTCGCACCAGTGCCAGTCATGTGGCGGCATTCCGCAACCGATGGGAGGTTGCTTGTTACGAGGCCAAGGGGGATATGACCTGAAACCTCGAAACCCCTACGCGTCCCACTTGCG